AAACCTATGCCACTTGGTAGGCATGGTGGGTTCGAGGTTAGATACAGTGAGGAAGATTATAAAAAATTTGATAAGGAGGAAGTAAATGACACAGTACAAAGACAAAGTGATAGCAAGAAAGCTACAACTTGAAGAGGAAGCTAAGTCTAGACAGACAGTAGCTATTGATACAAGATATAAAGATGGCTTGTGGTATAAACAAATTATAGATTACGCAGATGGTAGAAGAGTAACCGAATATAGGGATAAGCGTAGAGCAACTATAGAGGAGTATATACATGGCAAAGATATGGAATAAAACAACACATACACCTGCTACAACAGGCAGAGGTAAGAAGACAAGTCAAGGTAGAAGGAATGTTGGAACTGCTACCATGAACAAGAATAAAAAATCCAACTTAAAAAAATATCGAGGGCAAGGTAAATGACAGCAAAAGAATTATCAGATGATAACTTTATAAAATTTCAAGATGATTTCTACAATCTCTTAGAGAAGTATGGTGTGTCTAGTATCGATACAGAACATCCACAATTTGAAACTATTTGTAATCTTAGAAATAGTGTAGTAGAATTTATTGAACAAGAAATATGGAGTGAGGTATGAACATATTTTATTTTTACAAAAGTCCAACGCTATCTGCACAAGCACAACCTGATAAGATGCTAGTGAAGATGCCATTGGAAACAGCACAAATGTTATGTACAGCACATAGGATTTTAGATGGTGATGAGTATGCAGATCAAGAAGGACTTTACAAAGAAGCATACATCAATCATCCCTGTACCATATGGGCTAGAGAATCAAGTGCCAACTATTGGTGGTTGTATTCACACTTCATAGCTCTTGGCTCAGAGTATACACATAGGTATGGTAAGATACATGCGAGTGTTGATAAACTTTGGAAGCCATTGTTTACTATGCCTAAGAATATTTTCAAAGGTGCAATGACACCACTAGCACAGGCGATGCCGGAGGAGTACAAAGATGAGGACCCTATTGTTGCTTATCGTAACTACTGCATTAACGAAAAACACTATGCCAAATGGGAACGAGGTCGTAATAAGCCTAGTTGGTGGCATACACAACACGAGGAGGTTGCGTGAAAATACTAAGAGATAAAATCTATCAAGCTACAAAAGAATACTTGCGAGGACAAGTAGAGAAGCATATAGCAAACGCAGAGGTAATGATGTCCAACGCTGTTGGTATCGGTGAGCATTCAGATGTAATCGAATCACTTGAAAAAGAACTTGAAAAGGTTGCACACTATTCTGATATGCTAAATGCATTACAAACTTATTTAAAATAATACTTTACTTTATAAACTTTTTGTGGTATAATACAAACTTATGAATTACTTAGCAATGAGAGAGGAATATTGGACAGCAGAATTAACTCGTGATGAGTATCGTAGGTTTGCAGATTATATGTACGAACATGGAAATAATGTAGGGCATATGGTCGAGAAACTTGATGAAACTTTCAAGGTAACTCTTGACGATAACTCTGTTATTCATTGGGAAGAGATTCTCAATGCTATAAGAGTAGACTAGGTATACTGTGGGATAGCCCTCACAAATACTTCCTTTAACTCATAGTATCCAACATCTGTTGGGCAAGTTGCCGGTCTTGTGCCACCAAAACCGGACTACACATCGGAGGGCAAATGAATTATTTCAAATCAGATATATTAAATCAAGATATCCAATGGGATTGGGCAGACGATTGCCAAGAAAAACAATATTGGAATACTTGGATTCCTAAAAAATCTAATCTTAAAATTATTACCAAACTCAAACGAGAAGAAATGCAGATGGCTAAGAATGAGTTGTGGGATAATCTACAAGATGCAATTCAATTTACAAGAGATCAAATTAATTTAAAAAGAAGACAAAAAAGACTTGCAAATAAGTCTTGATTGTGTTATAATGTGCAAACTTAATACAACCTATGGAGGTAAATAATATGTATGAGTATGTAAAAGGAAAGGCTATGTGGGCTAACATCACATCGCCTAACACGAGGTTTGAACCTCACAAGTATGGCTTAACTGTCCTTACTGATTCTGAAACTGCTACTAAGTTAGAAGACTTAGGGTTGACTCAGGTCAGAGCAAGAACAGGTGAGTTAAAGTATGACGAACCTGCTTTTACTTTTAGTAGTAGAGCAACCAACAACGATGGTTCAGCTAGAACAGCACCTAAGTTGTTTGATACTGATGGTAATCCATTAGATGTTAGTGTTGGTAATGGTTCAGAAGTAACTGTAAAGATTAAACCATATAAAAATAATTATGGTCGCTTTGCAGAACTAATCGCTGTCAAGGTAGACAACTTGGTAGAATACGCAGAAGCTGACTCAGATAACGAGGAGTTTTAATTATGATTATTACTATCAAGAATGATGAAGGAGTTACAACTAACTTCGACATCAATCTCATTAGTGACGAGCAAAAGAAACAAGAAGCTACAGTTATTGTGCAGAAGGTTGGAAACTTGCAAGTCACGATTGAGGCTTTGGACTTTGCTTCAAGAACACATCGAGCTAACTTAGAACAGTTGCTTGTAGGTTGTGATGAAGCAGTTGTAGAAACTGAACGTGCTAGAGATGATAAGGGTCAATTCGTAGGAGATGACCCATCAACTCTAGAGAATGAGTCTGTAGTCACAAAAGATAAGGACTCTTAATATTAATGAGGGCTAACATGGATGATCAAACTTGGGATAAGGTACACCAACCTTGCCCTCTTTGTGACAGCAGTGATGCTGTTGGTGTTAATCAAGATGGTTCGGCTAAGTGCTTCAGTTGTGGAGCATTTATGCCTAACTATGAACAAGCATGTGAAGGAAAAGATATGGCAGTTGAAACAAAACCTATTGAAACTAAACAACCTGATAGTGTGAACGAAGGTAATTTTATAGCATTAACTGATAGAGGTATCTCTAAAGCTACTGCTCAGAAGTATGGTGTCAAAGCTGTACAGGATTTAAAAGGTCAAGTGATCAAACACTTGTACCCCTATTACAACGGTCACGAATTATCAGCTACCAAATGCAGAAACACAGTCACTAAAGACTTCTTTGTGCAAGGTACTTATAATGAAACAGGATTGTTTGGTCAACAGTTATTTAAGAGTGGTAAGTATGTCACTATAACTGAAGGGGAGTGTGATGCAATGGCAGCCTATGAATTGCTAGGGAGCAAGTGGGCTGTCGTATCAATCAAGCGTGGTGCTCAAGGTGCAGTCAGAGATATCAAGGAGAGTCTTGAGTTCTTTGATGACTTTGAAAATGTTATCATTGCTTTTGATAATGACAAGGCAGGTAAAGATGCTTCTGTCAAAGTGGCTAGACTTTTCAAGCCGGGAAAAGCTAGGATACTCACACTTCCCAATGGTTGGAAAGACCCTAATGATATGCTTCGGTCCAACAAACACAAGGACTTTGTTGAATCATGGTGGTCTGCAAAAGTGTATACACCATCCGGTGTTATCAATATCTCTGAGCAACGTGATAAGTTTCACAACAGAGAGAAGAAAGAAAGTGTTCCCTATCCTTATGAAGGATTGAACAAAAAGCTTTATGGTTTACGTCAAGGTGAGCTTGTAACTTTAACAGGGGGTACAGGACTTGGTAAGTCTAGTGTGACTAGAGAGCTAGAGCATTGGCTTATCAAACAGACCAAAGACAATGTAGGTATCATTGCACTAGAGGAAGATTGGAGGAGAACCATTGATGGTGTACTTTCAATCGAAGCTAATGCAAGGTTATACATTGATCAGGTTAGAGAACGATACTCAAAAGAAGAGTTGGATAAATTCTTCGATGTTCTTTATGATGGAGATAACAAGAACAGAGTTTGGGTTCATGCTCACTTTGGCACCAATGACATTGATGATATATTTACTAAGCTAAGATTTATGATAATCGGTTGCGATTGTAAATGGGTAGTAGTCGATCACTTACACATGTTAGTAAGTGCGATGTACGAAGGTGATGAAAGACGTGCCATTGATTCTATTATGACAAGGCTGAGAAGCATTGTTGAAGAGACCGGTGCAGGTCTTATTCTTGTGTCTCATCTAAGACGTATAGATGGTAACAAAGGACACGAGAACGGAGTCGAGGTAAGTCTTTCACATCTTCGTGGTTCAAATAGTATTGCTCAGTTATCTGATTGTGTCATTGCATTGGAACGTAATCAACAATCCGATGACCCTGATGAAGCTAGAACAACTAAGATGAGAGTATTGAAGTCTAGGTATACAGGCGATGTAGGTCTTGCTTGTAGTGTTATGTATGATGGCGAAACAGGTAGACTACATGAGGTTGATAACTCAGACTTTGAAAGTAATGATCTTTTAGATGAGAAGTTTTAATGGATTTAGTATTTGATATAGAAACTGATGATGTCAAAGCGACAAAGGTACACTGCATAGTTGCACAAAATCCTGAGTCCGGAGAGATATTTAAGTTTCCACCAAACAAACTAGAAGAAGGCTATCAGTTTCTAACTACAGCAGATAGACTAATTGGACATAACATCATAGGTTTTGACATTCCTATGGTGCATAAGTTCAGTGATGTTGATCTATCTGACAAAGAAGTTATTGATACTCTTGTTTTATCTAGATTATTTAATCCAACACGTGATGGCGGTCATGCACTTGAGTCTTGGGGATACAAGTTAGGTTATCCTAAGATTGAGTTTGATGATTATCAAAACTATTCTACAGAAATGTTAGACTATTGTGTTCGTGATGTACAATTA